TTAAACGTTGTGAATGATTGAAAAGTTGAGCACTACTGCCTCAGAGTATGAAGTAGCAGCAGTCAGGTTTCGCAGCGTAATCAAAGCAGAACCAGCAACCATGTAAGACACATAAACAACATACGCACCAGCGGCACTACCAGTGGTATTGCTTCCGACGTTCACAATCATTGTGTCCTTGGCGCTAATCGTGCTGTTGGTCAGAACAAACGAAACGGCAGTGGCTCCAGCCAAAGCTGCGTTGTTCATCGTAATTCGACCAGCAGACTTGTTCAGAGTTACCCCTGTGGACTTGTCTGTCAACTGCGTCACGGCACCTTGGGCAGCGGCAGAGTAGCCGATTTCCTCAGAGGCGTAGCAAGTCGTAAATTCCGGGTCAGCGTATGCAACGCCGGTTGCTTGGGTATTGGGCATGATGTGTCCTTTTAAAAACAGGGGCCGAAGCCCCCATTTGGTTTAAGCAACGCGATACATCGTGTAGGCAGCATCGCCGGTCTTGCGGAACAAGAACTCGGCTGCACCGCCAACACCAGCTGCACTGCCGGTAATGGCAACAACTAGGTTACCCACGGTTGTAATGCCAGTGCCTGCAATCATCGTGATCAAGCCGGTAGAAGTACCCAGGTTGATAACGACCAAGCGGAACGTGCTGTTGGGCTTGGCGTTGTTGAACACAGCGTCAAGTGCCGTAGCCGTTGGCAGCGTGTACGAAGCAGCAGTGGTAGACGGGTTGCCCACCAAGATACCACCAGTAACTTGTGCAGCGGTCAGCGTGGCCGTTGCAGTTGCTGTCTGAGGGGCGGCTTGAACGCCCATAACGATTTCGTTGGTGTTGCCATCAGTGAACTGATACCCACCGCCAGAATTTGGGAGAGCCATGATAATTTCCTTTGAAAGATGTTACGAAGAAAGGGGCCGAAGCCCCATTCAATTTAGCCCCAAAGACGGCAAGCCATCTGCGGACGAATAGTGCCAAAACCGTACAGAACGTCAATCCGGCAAGGCATACGGTCGTTGTTGATGTCGTATTGACGAACAACACGCAGCGAGATGCCGTTGTGGTTTGCGCGAGCGGCCATGTCAACACCCTGGGGCAGCAACAGGTCAGCAGTGGCAAACGTAATGGCGTCCTTGTGGTAGACCAAGTTCTGCGGATAGCCGGTAGAAGCTGTGCCAACAAACGTCACGGCAGCGTCATTAGCGGGGAAGCTGTTGACGGTAGCCAAGGCGCTTTCGCTGGTGTAGATTGCCGGGCTGATTGCAACGCTCGTCCAAGCACCAGAAGATGCAGTGGCGGTAGAGGTGCAAACAAACTGCTGCAACGAACCAGTGGACTCACGGGTCTGTGGGTTGACTGCAAACACGTTGGCAATGGTAAATACGTCACCCTGAGCAATCGTAGCCGATGCAGTACCGCCGTCAAGGTTGATCGTCGATTGACCTTGAGTGGAGACAGCGCCGTTGACCAAAATCGTATCAGTCGTAGACCGCGAGCCAGTGGTGTGAACCTTGATGGACTGGCTCATGTTGACTTCTTCAAAGCCCAGAACACCAGTACCCATCATGCCGTTCTTGAACTGGCGTGACACGGTGTCGGTTGGGTTGAACAAGCCTTTCATGCCTTCAACCAGGCCAGCGTTGGCGGCAGGGTTGACGGTAGCGTAGCGAGGCGACATCACGGCGGCGTTTTCGTTCAGCTTCTGCTGGGCTTGCAACAGCACCAACGAAGTAGCAGGGGTTGTGCCAGGAGTGCCGACGGTCGAGTAGATCGACTTGTAGGCGTTGGCGACGTCTGCGTCAATGCTTGCGGCCAACTGCGAGATACGGGGTTTCAGCACCCGGTCTGCAAAGTCGTCCAACTGCATGGTCAGTTCGGCAGAGGTAAAGTTCACGCCGATGTGCTTCTGGCTTGCCACGGTCAGGGTTGTGAACTGCTCGTTGTCGTCCTGAACTTGCAGGGCGGCACCGTCAGTGACCAGAGCGCGGTCAGGCAAGCGGATACGCAGGGTGGAACCGATCTTGGCACCGTTGACAGCAAAGCTGTCGTCGTACTGTCGGTTCACGTTGCGGGTGATCACGAGGTTGTTCTCGAGAATCTCGAGAGCTTTCCGGGTGATCATGTCAATGGTAAGAATGCTGTTAGCCACGATATTTCCTTAAAAACAAATTAAAACTTACGCGCTTGTTGCGCTTTCACTTGCCTTGCTCTTTCGGCCTCAATCCACTGGCTGGTTGTCATGGTCTTGGTAGACCGTGGGTCAGTCGTGTCGTAAGACCCAGAACCCACCCCTCGGGCGGTGACTGGTGAAATCGGTTCAGGCGCACCAGAAGTGCGTTTTTGAACGGGGTTATCGGCTAACTTAGCCTCAAGCCGTCCAAGTTCTTTTGCCTGCAAAATAGGCGATAGTCGAGAAATACGATCGGCCTCTTTCGGATTTGAGCCAAGGTGATAAACCAAGTCAGGCCCAATATCCGACGATTGAATCGTCTGCGCCATCACGGTTGTGATTTTCAGGTTCGGGTTGTAGGCAACTTGTTCAAAGTCGCTGTACTTAGACCGAGCCGCTTCTTCACGCTCATGATAGTTATCAAGAATCTCAGCTTGCTGTTTCTGGATTTCCCGCTGCTCAATCAGCTTATAAGCCTTGGCTTCTGCGTAAGCATCAACCGACTCAAACTGATCTTGCGGAGGCAAATCCACTGCCACTGGTGGCGCAGGCTGTCGCTCTCGTTCCCACTTTCGCTGCTCTCTTGCGAGACGTTTTCCAATTGCGGCATCAAGTTCCTCTTGCGAGAATGTCTTGGGAGCCTCAACTTCCGGCGTTTCAACTACAGGTTCTGGTGTGGCCGCCGTGGCTTCCAGTTCCGGCGCGGGGGCTAACTCCGCTGATTGCTCTACTTCTGACATTTTGAATCCTGAGATTCCCTGGTTTACCGAGCCAGTACGGGGCTATTATGCCAAAAAATCATTCTGCTGCGCGAGCCTCAACTTCATATGGGTTATTTTGATACCCATAACGCAATAACCAATAGCTGTACTTGACCAAGTAAACCAGCTTGCCATCCCGCTGCATCTGCTCTAGGTGCTTGCGCTCGTGGCGGATCAGGCCTTGGTGCATCTCGTAGCCGGGGGCAAGGTAAATGCTGCCCCAGAAGCTAGTCCAGCCGTGGAAGCCGCAGAAGCGCATGTACGCGAGGATTAGGCCGGTGGCGGTGTGGGTCATGTTAGAAATCGCAAACTAAACGTGCTTCCCATGTAAAGTTATTGGGTGTTGTCCCCGTCCATGTCGCTGTAAAAGTAGTTGCGCCCATAGCAGTCACCCCGATAGGGCTTGTGTAACCAGCGTTGTATGCAGAGCAGTTAATGACGCTGCCATTTGCCAATGGCGCAGCAGCAAGGCCGTGAGCAATCGTTGATCCACTTGCAACGCCTGACGCATATCCACTGTTGCGCGACACATACCCATAATTGTTTTTGACAGCATTGCCCGAAAAATTACCCGCTTGACCAGTTACCCCTGGGTTAATAGCAGCATTGCCAACCAGCGAGAATCTATTGCCCATCCACAGACCGCCAGACCCGGCGTCGTGCGTGATGTCTTGGTACGTTGATCCAATAAAAGTGTTGCCGATGTATTTGGCGCCTTGACTGGCAGCTTTGATTCCGATAGTACAACCAACGAATGTATTACCATCAAGGTAGGTGGCGGCGGGTACACCTGTTGTCACATCTGAAACTCCAACTTCAGCAGCTGCAATTGCCGAATCACGAAGCGTGATAGTTGTGGCCGTGTCTTTTATCTCAAGACCTTTTGATCCAACGCGTACTGCACTAAACGCTATCTGCAAGCCAATAAGAGCGCAACCACTCGCCGACCCGTATACCTGAACGCCGATCAACCCCGTTGCATTTGTGCCAGCCAGATATGTTTTTCCATAAGTCTTTCCTTGGCTTGAACCAATTACCATCCCTGTTTCAGTAAATCCTTCAAAGTGGCAATCGCCAATTGACCAGTTAGTAGCCGCTGGCTGGATGATTAGGCCGCGAACCCCACCATCAGAAATCATTTTCTGACCTTCAAACAACGTGGAGTTAATTACAAAGTTGCTTCCAATAAAAGGCCCATTTGAATAGCAATCGTCCAATATACAGCTGTAGCAAGTAGCCGATCCATTGCCAACAACGAAAGAGTTGTTGTAAACACCAAAAACATTACAACGGCGCAAAACCACATCAGATGCAGTTGTAATAACAAAACCACTACCACCCACATCTACCCCAACACGCCCTTTAATGCAGATGTTTTCGCAATACTGACCGCCTGAAATAGTTTTGTTGAAGGTTATTGCGTCGGAGGTGTGCTGCTTATAAATAACCACGCCATAAAGCTGGCTCGTACCGGAATTCCATCCTGCTGATTCGCCCAACCAGTTCACATACGCTGGAATAGTGATTCCAGAAAGCGTTAGATAAACACCATTTGGAAACCATAGTGTTCCCCCTGTTGGTCGTGATGCCAAGTATGTGTTTGCTGCGTTGATGGCCGTTGCGCAATCCAAAGTTCTAGTACCAGCTTGCACATCCGCTATCTGCGCTGCGGTCATGAAGTCAAAAACACTCACACTCTCCCGCAACTTAGCCTGAACCGTTGTCGAAACAGCGCCTGTACCGGCTGGGAGGTAGCCAACAGCAGCACCAAACTGGTTGACGGTTGATTGCTTGGTGACACCACCTTGAACCACTGGAACCAGTTCAGCGCCCGTCAACGGGGTTGTTGCAGAAGTTAGTTGAGAGATTTTACTGTTTGCCATAATTTATACCTTGAATATTAGGCCAGTGGCGGTGTGGGTCATGTTAGACACCTGTTACCTGCCACCAGCTATCCCATGTTGAAGCATCAATTGCTTTGCGAAAGTAGAAATCATCTCTATAGGTGGCGTCGTAATCTGGGATAAATTGCTGCCAAATAGCAGTATTTGTAACGCTGGACTGCTTGTGTGTATACAACATACCCGATTGATTTGCGCCATCAATAGTTCGGTTAGAAAGATGCGTCATGCTCACGCCGTAAACAAATGCGCTTGGCAATGTGGCTTCATCTGCACCCGTCGTGTTGTTGAGTGATCCAGTAAAGTCACTTAACCCCGCCCTCATGGTATGCGTAACAAAATCAAATCTGTTGTTTTGAAGGATATTAGTTACCCCAGTTCCGCTTGGGCTTGAATCTTGAATGGCTCCAGATGAAGGGGCAGCGCCATAAAAATCGTTGTCACGAATGCTTGCGTAAGTGACTGCGCCAGTGTTTCCAAATCTAATGTGATAGCTTGCGTGAGTAAAAAAAGAGTTTCCACAGATAGCTACATTAGTTGTGGTTTGACTAAACAGAACTCCAAAGTTCCCCGCATCTCCACCAGTAAATTGGTTTCCACGCACTGTGATATTAGTATCAACCATAGTCACACCAGCAGTTGAAAACCACACACCTCGCAAATGAGTGCTGATGTTGTTGGCAATACTAATGCCATTCGTATAACCATCACGTTTGTAAACAAAATTGCCAGAAGGGTTGTAGCTGGTATTGCCCTCAATAATTATTCGCTGTGGCGTTGTTGGTGTAGTTGTTTTCAGGTTCATCACAATGGATGATTCAGTGCCTGCATCTTCAAAGTGATTACCTCGAATAATCACATTTTCAAGGAGTGCAGTGTTCTGCGTCTGAATACATATATGACCCCTATTTCCGTTGGTATTGTAAAAACGGTTATTTAGAATTCTGATATTTTTTATGCTTTCTACTGCCGCGTCTGGTTCAAGATCAAGTGAACCCGGCATATCAGATCGGGCGCAATTACGAAATACGCAGGCTTCAACCTCAAGGCCATCAGCATCAATAACAGACAAGCCGTTTCTATTGTCGTTATTTACCCCGTCAAACACGCAGTTCTTAACGATCACATCAAAGTTATGGCGCTCCGTTCCTGACCGGCCAGCACCAAGATAGAAGCCATCTCCACGGAAACCCTCAAAGTAAACATTGTCAATGCGGCACCGCTTGACGCCTTCAAGTACCAATAAGTGACATTGTTCTTGAAATCCATTGGCGACTACAGACCCAAGAAACTTCACATCACGAATCACAAGACCTGTGATGTAGGTTGAAGCACTTCCACTATTGGCGCCTAAAGCACCAAGACCAGTTACGTTGTACGGAATAATTATTGTTGATTCGCCATCACCATAAAGGTAACTGTTCGTTGGCATATTTAGCAGGTTGGTGGCGTATGTCGCAGCCGGTGCGTAAACCCGCTTGCCTGTATTAAACGCTGCAAGGAATGCGGCTGAATCGTCAGCAACCCCATCCCCCACGGCTCCAAAGTCTTTGACACTCACACTCTCCCGCAACTTCGCTTGAACCGTAGTCGCCACGGCTCCGGTGCCTGCCTGCAAGAACCCAACCAAGTTAGACCCGCCAGACGCCGCCAATTGCGCCAAGGTAGCAAACCCGCCAATGTTGTCTACCGTCCAGATAAGCACATCAGTGGCGCTGTACAAAGCCATCTTGTACAAGGCCGTGCCAAGCCACACAGAAGCCTCGCCACGGCTGTCTAGGATGACAGGATTAGCATTGGCAGTCCCACCGCCGTAATCGGTGTAGGTGGCTAATGGCGTGGTTGTACCAGCAGCGTAGGTGTACAGTTTGCCGCCTACCAACGGCGCACCGTTAGCGTCCAAAAATTGGAGTTTGGGTGGCGTGGCAAGTGCGGTCATGATTTACCCTTAAACGCTGAGAGCAGCAACTTTGTCTTGGAATGCCTTGACGCGAGAATCAAGAACCGCACGGTCAGCATCTAGCTGGGCAGAACGCTCTTCAAGTTTGTCTTTGAGCGCAGCCTGGGAGACTTCATTGCTAGAAACCCGGCGCTCACGTTCAGCAACGGCATCAGCTTTAGCTTGCAAAGCCACTTCCATGTCAGCACAACGGGCGGCAAATGCTTTTTCTTGAGCATCCAACTCTTTGCCCTTCGCCGTAGCAGCAGCATTCTTTTCCTTGGCGTCGGCCAACAAATCCTTGGCTTCTGCTTTGGCGGATTCCAATGCGGCACTGGCGGCTGCGCGATCAGCAACGGCAGCTTCCACCGCGCTCATTGCGCCCTGGCGCTTGGCGAGTTCATCACGCAGAGCAGCCATTTGCGCCAAATCTTTGGGCATTTGAGTGGTGAAGTAAGCCAGGTAATCTACACCGGGATTGTCGTTAACTATGTTCATGTTGCACCTTTAAGCGTAATAGGTCACATTGAGTTTGGCACTGGCTGTCTGCTCAATAAACTTGATTTTGGTCAGATCGCCGTCGTATTGCAAAGTCACACCGGCTGCCAATGGCATACCGACTGAAGCTGTCGGGTTGACATCATCATCACGCCAGCGCACATTGGTGGTTTCGGGGGTAATCAAAGCAATGCTGGGCCTGCAAGACAAGCCATTTAAGTCGCGGGTTGGCACGGTCAAAGCAGTAGCCGAACTAAGTGAAGTGATTTGCTGATATCCAAGACGCGTAGTGATGGATTTTAGGTTCATTGACATTTACATTGCTCCTTGCAAAGTATTCAGGGTAACTTGCGTTTCTTGGATTTCAACATCCAAACGAATGACGGCCTCAACATCGCCAGAGGCAACAGCCGTAGATTTGGCATTGTTAAGAGATGATAACTTGTTTGACAACAAGGTAACTAGTTCTTGCATCTTCATACCAGTACCACCATTTCTTGAGCAACTGTGGACAAGTGCGATTGCAGCAGAATTACATCGTAAGTATCCGTGCCGTCATTTGCGCAGTACGCGGCCATCCGTTGACCAAGTGCCGCCGTGCCTGACTGCAAAAAGTCGGTCGGAGTAAATGGACTCAACACCCGGTTTTGTACGTCGAATCGGTACATTTGATTGATTGCGGAGGCCGCGTAAATGTTCATATAGAACATCCTGCCTTCATTTTCAAATGGTGCCAAACACCCGCAAGTGCCTACCGTCAGGGCTACTGAGCCGTCATAGGTGATCGTGCTTGTCCACGTACCCGTAATGCTGCCTGCAATGTCCAGTACATCCAATGTCACTGCGCTGCCTCGGAAGAAATAGCAGAACGATTGCCGTGCGTTTTTGCCAGCATCGGGGCGAATACCAAACGATGGCGCCCACATACCGCCTGAAGCGTTAGCAGCCGGGGCCACGCCAAAGTAGGTGGTTGACCACGCACCGGCCACAATGTTGTTCGTGCCGTTGTTAACCGTGGCATCGCCATAGTTGTAGGTGTAGACCGTTGTAGTGCCGCTTGAACGCAACAGCAGCAGGTTGGGCAGTTCGATGACAAACTTGGCACTTGAAGATGGCTGGGTTGTCCATGCCGTGCCTGTCGTGTAAACAGGGCTGGGGCCAACTGTGTGGCTGGCAATGATTCGGCGCTGACCAACAGCCGCAGGCGTCACCGTGTCTTGCACAATCCTGATCTGGAAGTTTCGATATTCGTTGACTGCCACTACGGAATCACCATTGGTAGCTTGGCCGGTCAGTGTGCTTGCGCCTGATGCTGTTGCCGTCAGTGCGGTTCTAGCTTCAATCCCGGTATCGTAGACAAATGCACCTTTTATCATCCCATCGCCTGGAGTGCAGTCATAAGGTACATATTGCTCGTCCAGCACCATGATGCTGCTATCGGTGGCAATCGTTGCTGGCAGGTTGGTGGTGGTCAGGCCGGTAGATAGCGTGTTTGTTGCAACCTCAAGTGACCGCCAGATGTTTGACGCAGTTGTTCCTGCACCCAGCATAAACAAACGGCCAGCAATGATTTCGTATCTTGCGCCAGTAGCCGGGGTAAAGGTGAAAGCCGAAAGCACTTGGATTGTTGGTGTAGTGCTGGCGCTGTTGCCGGTGATGTAGCGTTCTTCAGTCTTTCCAGCGGTCGTATCAGTAATCCGCAGCTTGAAGCCGTACTCACCAGAGCCGCCCCTGTTTGCCAACATATTGAGGCCAACCGCTGTTGGCAGGGCTGTTGAGAGCGTGACCGAGCTTGTCGTCGCACCGGCAGCAATGGTGCCAACCAGACCCAGCGACGGGGCAAAAGTTATTGCCGAACCAGCGCCAAAGGTGCCAGCCAATGCCGGGCTCTGAATAAAGTTCCAAGCCTTTGTAACGATGTTGTATCGATTTAGCACCGTGGCACTAACCAAGTTGTAGACAAACGGATTGCGTGATACCCCAGAGCGCAGATCAGATACTACCGAAGTAGCCGCAGCGCTGGCGTTAGGTGCCGGGGCGACTTGCGCCCACATCAGCCTATCAATGACTTTTTTGAACGTATTTGCCATTATGTAATCCTTGCTCTAACTGCCGCCTGCCATGCAGCCATGTTGCCGCCGTTGACCAATATCTGACCTTGAATACCGCCAATGTTGGCTTGATTGGTAACAGTGCCGACTGTGGTAACCGTGGTAACCGTGGTAACCGTGCCAGACTCAATGATAGCCGTCTGCCTTGCCCGTTGTAACGACTTGTCGTAACCCTGCGGAGCGTTTAGGTAGTTCAGCATCCGAGTCAGCAGCAAAACCATGCTTTGCTGCGCTTCTGAACTAGTAGCGTCCAAAACCGGAAGTGGAGTGGCCCTTAGCTGAGTATTAGTCAACCCAGCGTTTTGAATGGTGCCGGTCGGGGTGTAAACCGCGTTCGTGTTTAGATTGAAGTAGGTGACTGCTGTACCGTTGTCACGACCTACAAACAACGCACCCGTATTGTCGGTCAAAAGTACGTCGGCCAACAAACTTCCGCCGCCACCACCGCCGCTAGTTGTGGGCAATGGATTTAGGTCGGTAATGGGTGCGCCATCTGCGCTATTTAGCTTTACCGACTCAGCAATTGCGCCACTGATTTGCATAATTTACGCCAGAAAGCGGAGTTTATAGAGGGTAGTTAGGTACAGTTCAACGATATTATCTATCAATTGCTGCAACGTAGAGTCAGACTTGTCGCACACATCGTATCGACCCTTTTCGATCTCTGCAAGTTGGTCTTGCAGGAACTCAATAATGTTGGTCGTCTTCTTGGCGGCAGGGATTGCAATGGGGCCAATCAGGCCATTTCGGCCCTGGTAGGCTTCCGCAAACGCATCCGCCACATCAATCACACTGTCGTAGAACGTGTTCAACGCCATGTGTTTGGAGTAGCTGCGGGTGTTTAAATGCACCGAATGGGCCACGTTACGGCCCAAAAACAGTATGCCCATCAGTTGCGCGGCGGTCATTGCATGGCTCCTTCAACGTCCATCTGCTGCTCTGGCATATCCGGCATTTGACCACCTTGCGATTCCATTGCCGCAGCAACCACGCCCATGGCAATGTCTTGAATCTGCTGCTCAGTCATACCGGCCTGCACCGCACTGATGCGCTTAGTTTCAGCATCGTATGCCTTGACCTCGGCCTCAAATTCTTTGACCTTTAGCGTCTGCGCTTCCATCGACTGCTGGACGTTTTGCAGCATTTCTTGCATCTGCTGCATTTCTTGACCCATAGCCTGCATCTGCATATTAGCCGCTTGCAAGGCTGGGTCGTTGTCATCACCCATAAGTTTGGGGTCGATGGTTTTAGCCAGACGTTTAGCCAACTCGTCAGCACCAGGCCAGTCCATGTTCTTGACAAAAAGGTCACCAGCCACAGCCCACAGTTGCGGGTTGCCTTGCAGCAGGTTTGACATTTCTTCCCGAGTCTCCACCCGTTTGGTGCTGTAACTTGGGCCGGTAGTCACCACCACATCGTACTTGCCGACGTTGGGGTTGTAAATCTTGTCGATCTCAATGCCCTGCTGATTGACAATCCGCTTGACCGGTTCCGGCTGCGATGGGTCAATCTTTGCCATGTCGGTAACGCCATCCTCACCAATAATCCGAGCCACCCGCTGGGTGTCGTAGATTTTGGGGATCATGTCCACCAGTTGGCGAGTCACATAGCGAATGGCCCGAGCCAAGTTGTCAACATAGTGGTAAGTGCCAACATCACCCTCGCGCTGCCGGGCCAGAATGGCTTTTCCGCTGCGCTCATTGCCGCTCATGCCCAAACTGGCGTTGTACTGCCCGGTCGCCGCTTTGATGTCTTCAGACGCACCAGATTTGGCTTGCAAAAGGCCGCTAGACGCCATTGGTGGCTGCGCGCGTTGGGGTAGTGGCAGAGTTGCACCAGCGCCGTCTGTAACGTCTGGATTGACTTCCAGATACGGCCAGTTGGTGGTGTTTGCAGTCTTCCACTGCAACTCATACCCTTCAAACTGACCACCGTAGCCAATGAACGGTGCTTTTGGTGCCAGGGCCAGCATCTCAGCCTCTTGGCTTACCCAGTAGTTGTACATCCGCTGGGCGTCCTTGGCATTACGCACCAGACCAGAGACATAAATCTGCCCGTCAACCTCAAACTCATTGCCGACCACCCGCACGATTGGAATGTACTTACCAGCCCAATCGCGCTTCTCCAGCACCTCGTAACCGTTGGTTTTGACCCAGCAAACCTTCTGCCGCTGCACAACTCGGTTCTTTAGCGGCTTGCCGTAGAGTGCCTTCAGTTGCTTGTCATCAGGCGTGTTGTTGAACGCCGTGATGTTGTTGGGGTACAGGTTCAGTGTCTCAGGCTTGTACTCTACGTAGAAATACTCAGCAATCCGCACTGTCTCGTCCCGCAGCCATTGCGTCAAGTCTTGGTCGCCAATGCCAAGGGATTGCAAGCTGCTAATCGGCGCGGCATCTGGGTACAGGCGCTCGTACTCGTCCTTAGGTACGTCCTCCGTGACAAAGCACCACCGCGCATCCGCACCGCATGGGTCTTGGATAGCGGGATCCATAAACACCGAGAATGAATTCCGAACCCGGCCAATCTTCAAGTCTTGGTCAAAACTGTTCTCGTCGCAGTACTCAGTCAGTACCCGAATGTAGCCTTCACCGTAGGTAACCTGGTTCTCGCAAGCCGTGTCGTAGGCCGTGTCAGCGTCACTGATGTACTCAATGTGCCGCACAATGCCGTTAAAGATTTCCGCCATCTCCGTATTGCCAATCTCGTCGGCAGGAATAACCTTACCGCTTGGGCGGTTGTGGCGCTGGTCGTTGGTAACCTGCCGAACGTGCTGCGGCAGCTTGTTAATAGTCAAGCAAGGACGGGCGTTGATGGTCTGCCCTTGGACGGCCCCGCGAGTCGCCAACACATCAGCAGGCCACTGCCACTGGTTGTCCGGGCTACCCGCCATGAACCGCAGGTCATCCAGTTCGTTGCTGCGCGAGTCGCTGTAGGCATCCACCGCCATAGTAAGGCGTGAACGCATCGTCGCCAACATATCGCGCTGGTCGTCTTGCTCGCCCGGCCCCCCGCCAACATTGGCAACCTGACCAACCTTGTTGATGCCCGTGTAGTCAGCCATCACTTCTTCTTAGCCGTCTTGGCAGAGTCTTTGAAATCTTTGGCGCTAGGCGCTGCCTTGCTGCCAACCTTGTTCATCTTCTCGCCAGAGCCAGCTTTGATGCGCTCCTGCTTGGCGTGAATGTTGGCGTATAGGCCGGGTTTGCTTGTTTTCATGATCCCATCCATCCAGTTGATACCGCCGAATAGTCAGAGTACCTGCGCGGCGCGGCTTCACGGTACTCCCGATGCGCCACAGGAAAAGCAAACGTCACACAGATCGCATCCGCAGCATCTGGACTAGCTAAACCCCGTGCTTTCATCTCTTTCTTGCTCTCCAAGAAGATCGTACCCCGTGAATCAGGCTTCATCAAGGGCGAAATCAGGTCTGTCTTCAAAAACCTATCGTGCGGAATACTAGCAGATTTCAACCACGCTTTCATATCCCCCCACATCTGCGCCCTCATATTTCCATACATTATCGGGTTTTTGGACTTGTTCCCAAAGTTTACACCCTTGATCTTGTACCGCTGCTCCTTCAACCTATCCACAATCCCCGCCCCCAGCCCACCCTCATCAATTACGACTAACGTCGGTTTGTACTCCTCAATCGCCTCAATGATATGCCCCACCACCGTCATGGTGTCATCCCCCCGGTACTTCTTAATCGCCACAATATCCCGCCCCTGCCGCACTGCAATCACAGTCGCATCCGCCCCAAACCGCGCCGGATCAACGCCAATAATGATCGGGGCTGAGTTGTCCTTGTACTTAGGCCGTTTCATTGCCTCGTCGACTACGTCCGACGGTATAAACTGGTCATCCCCCGCCCGTGGGAACTCACCATACACCTCAACGTGCGCCTGGGCGCTGTCCGGCCCGTACTCCGCAATGATCCGCTCATAAACCGCCTTGTCCGTCCCCTCCACCGTCCGCGCATCCACCACCTTAGTCGCCCAAAAGTCTCGCTTTGAGTGAAAAGTCTCGTAAAAGTACCCCGTGTTGCGCCGTGGGTTAGAAAACGCCAGCCAAAAACGATTCGGCGTGTTTTCCGTGAAGAATCCACCAGTGACCGACCAAATTGAGTCGTCAATACCGCTCGCTTCGTCAAAAATCACCAGCACACCGTCAAAATTGTGCACACCAGCATAAGCATCCGGGTTTTCCGCCGACCATAATCGACCCTCTACGCCCCAATACCTTGTACCTTTCTTTAAGTCGCGCTCGACTAACTCAGTTAACCACTTAGCTGGCGCCACTCTGGTGGCACTTACCTCAAACCAGTGGCTGTTTAGTCCCATAGCCAGCCATTTAGTTATCTCCGCCCAGGTAATACTGCGTAACTGGTTTTCCGAGTTGGCCGAGATGATGGTTGTCGAGCCAATTCGCGTCGATGTCATCCATATAGTTAGCCAACTCACTAGCGCAGACTTGCCAATACCCCGTCCGCTAGATACTGCCTCTTGCAATACCGAATAGTCGACGACGCCTTTGTTCTTCTTAATATGGTCGGCAATATCTTGCAGCACCTCGCGCTGCCATTTGCGCGGGCCGGTGAAGTGTTCCAGCGGCGTCCCCTTGCGCCCCCAGGGGAACAGGTACAGCACAAACGCTAGTGGGTTGTCTTTGAGCGCCGGACTCCACAGCCGGGCCATGAGTTCTTGTTCGTCTTCAGGTTGGTAAATTGTGGTCTGCATCTATGATTTCTATGACGCGCCGCTCTGCCTCTGCCAGCGCCTGGGTTATGGATATGCGTTGGTCGATCTCTACTGAGATGGCCTGCTTGGCGACCCAGCCGTGTTGATGCTTCAGTATCTCTAGCGCCGCCTTGGCGTCGCCGCCTCGCGCTGCGCTGTGCAGTATCTCTGCCATCTCGCGTTCGCCGTCGGCTTTGCCTTTCATTGCGGCCATGTTCACGACCGGATCAAAGTTACTCAGCGTCATGAACTCTTGCGGCAGCATACCGGCTGCAAGCGCGAGTGTCTCGCCGCGCAGGCCCAGCTTTGCTGCGTCGTACACGGCCTGTAAGCGCGACTCTGTTGCTTTTAGCTCTCGAATTGATAGCGGGAATGAGACCATGTCGGGTTTATATCACAAAAAATAAAAATTCTACGCAAAAAATTGTCTGCAAAAAATTGTCTGCGGGCGCTCCGTAGCCGTGGCCTCAAGCCGTCGGCCCTCCCCCCCCGGCCTCGACCGCCAGCCGACCGCCGCCCGACCGCCGCCCGACCGCCGCCAGCGTGTGGGCAGTGTGTGCCACCCACACGGCACGCAGCTACCAGGGCGCAAAGTGTGTGCCATGTGTGCCATTAGGCAGTACGGCACACATGACACACGTGTGGGCAGTCGTGTGGGCAGTCGTGTGGGCAGTCGTGTGGGCAGTCGTGTGGGCAGTGTGTGCCATTGTGTTGGACTGCCCACACTGCCCACAAATAGGTTTTTACGTCTCTTTTGGGATAGTTTGTGTCGTTTTTAGCAGTTTTGGTCGCGGCTACGCTCTTTTTTCCGTTGCAAAAACTGGCGTGTGGGCAGTGTGTGTCATGTGTGCCATCTTTTTTTCAGCCGCAAAACTTTCTGCGTGATTGCGGCGCAGTCCTAGTTCCTGTACTACAAACTACTGTATATATATACAGTATATATTCTTTCATAAGTCTAATCAAAACAATGACACACATGACACACAAACAGGCTTTTTCATTGGAGAGTACTAGGCCCACGCCGTCACCCACACGTCACCCACAATGGGCCACGCATGACCCACACACGTATTAGGGAAAGTACTTAGCAAAAAGACGTTGCAATGCTACAAATATTGTTACACTATCAACCATGGCAGCATCGCCATGACAACGAAAGCAACAAAATGACAAAATCTGAAACACGCGAAGTTACCCTCACCATCAAATATGGTCAGACCCTTGGCGCTGATTACATGGCACGCGCATTGTCCGCCTTGTATCGTTCCGCCCGCTCCACCAAATCTCAGAATGAAATTCTGGCCATTGCACTGGCCTACAGTGTTGTCAGCAACTCTGAATTCATTGTTTCTTGATTCCAGCGTATAGCGGCCACACTGGCCGCTATGCGATGCAATCCGCATCTCACTACAGTAAGGTTCACCATGCAACAGCGCGTTACAGATTCCCAACTGCAAGCCGTCGTCGACCGCATTAACCGCATTACCGGCTCGCCCATGACGCCGTACACCGACGGCAAGATTAACGTCGGCAACTATCATCTAAGCGGCGCATACGGCGGCGTATGCCTGCACCGTATGCACAATCAAGGCGGCGGCGTATCCTCGCCGCTGTCGACCGGCCACATCCCTAAGCGTGAACTGTTGAACCTCATGCACGCCTATATTCAAGGTATCAACGACAAGGCGGCAGCATGACCACACTACCCGATATGCTGCGCCATTACAGCATCCCCCAGCTACTTGATTTCGCCGACTCACTAGACCCAAACAACGGCTGGCGTGAGGCGGTCGCGGAAGACCCATCGGTAACCCGCGACCAATTGACCGACGCCATGCTTGGCGCATACGACGACATCGACACACACAACTGGATTAACAAATGAAACTCTACCCATCATATGACGCACTGCCCGCAAACCCCGTTTATCTGGGGTCTGACATTATGCCCGGCCTCATGTCAGAGCATATGGCCGACATGATCGACGAGGAGTCATACGGCAAACCTTTGGCCTACGTCATCGACGAAAACGGGTTCCGTTCGTTTTTCACATGGGGGCGCAAATGAAACGCATTTTGTGGACTATCACTCAAGCCCTACTTGGCGCGGCCATATGGGGCGGGCCGTTCATTTATTATTTTTGGAGTATGAAACTATGAAAACCATCACACTAGGCCGCGCCCGCTATACCGTGCGCGATGACCGCGACATTATGGGTGAACTGTTGAAAATTACAGGTAAGCATAAGCCCGTTAAAGCTAAGATGAAAGACTGCCCGGCGCGGTTCTATCCTAAGCACGGCGCCACACTTAGCACCGCCGCTTATGTCGCATGGTTCTACGCGACCAATAATATGACCGCTACGGGGTTCTACGAGGGCCTGAGCGACCGCCTAAGCGTACCCGAGGGCGAAGACAGCATGGAGGTCTGCGATGCTGCCTAAGACTATGCGGGAGTTATTGGCCGACGGCTGGACTCGCGATCAGGTGTACGGCGCCGTCAAGCGGGGTGAACTGGTGAACCTGAACCGCCTAGACGCCTGGGGGCGCATTCGGCGGGGGCCGGGCCTGTTCGCCGCGCCAGCCGGGCCGGGCGTCAACTTCACGCCGCTGCGCGACGCCTGGGGGCGGTCATGCTCATAGCTGCCCTAGTAGCCGCCCTGATGGCCCTGCTGCTGAACCTCTGACCAAGCCCCGAAAGGGGCTTTTTCACGTTAGCCGGGTTCACGCGACCGTCCGGCGCATCTCTGACCGACTCATGTTGACCAGTTCAGGCGCCACGAAAATATGCTTTTTAGAGTTGAAGTCTCGGGAATGAATCAGGCCCATATCGACCCAACCGGCTTCGCGGAACGCATGGAACAGTGCGCCCTGGACAATTTTAATGCCGGGGGCCACGGCGCCAGACCCCTGGACACGGTCACAGATAATGTGGAACGGCGAGCCGATCACGCCCTGGGCGAACGGGCCGCGGCGTTCGCGCATCATTTCAACCAGCACAGACTCGGCGGTACTCATACCCGCCTCGACCATGATGGCCTTGGCTTCGGTCATGGGCGGCGGGGCCGACGGGTTGAAGGCGGAGACGTCACGGGCCATCAGCCACGCCGCCACGCCCGCGAAGCCGCCCCGGTGGACGTACCAGTTCCAGAGGGCCACGGCGTCGGCTTCGGGCAGGCGGTCGGCAGCCGCCCATAGGACGAACCAGCGGCGGTCATCAGAGGGAAGACTGATCGAAACGCGCTCATTAGAGAAGGCCACGACCAGCACACGATTAAGGGCCATGTAAGGGTGCAAGCCCTTGCGGTTGACCGGCAGGTACTCGGGCGGGGCGGCGATGACAGGTTTAAGATGGTTCTCCAGCGCCCGGCGGTCACGGGCCTCACTCTGGCGCAGTTCGGCAATCTCCATGACCTCGCACTCCAGCCCGTAGCCCCACTGCGACGTTAAGTCTTCATTTTTGACCAGCGCGCAGTTCAGCTTAGCCGGGCCGCCAATGGCCCAAAAGAACGGGGCCAGCAGGGTATCCTTGCCAGACCCTGGCTTGCCGCCCAACAGCACGGCATGGTTGATCTTATGGCCGGGATACTGCACCTTATGGGCCAGCACGTTCAGGAGATGCTCACGCTCAAAGTCGAGCGGAACCATACGCTCCAGATGGCGCAGCCAAATGCTGACATCGCAGGCCACAGGCGTCGGGCGGGCGTCGCGCCAGCGGTTGCCGTAAACCAGCCCATCACGCGACACCAGCACAGACTCGCCAGCGGCGAAGGTGATGCCGACCAGCGACTTAGCGCCAGCGGCCTGCCGGTTCTCGTCGAAACAGACCGACGCTTCAATTCTGCGGGCGGCCTTGCCGGTGGAGTGAATCGACACGCACTTAATGTGCCGAAACAGGGCGTTGAAGGTCTGCCGGGGTATCTCGCGACGGTCTTGCATATCAAAGAACGCCTCGTCGTTCTGAAGGTACGCAAAACGCTGATACCAGCCCGACTTCTCGACCCGGCCCAGCTCGCGCTGTTCGACCTCAGCGATGATCTCAGCAGCGGCGTCAGGGTAAGCGGCGCTGGGTTTGATCTTGGCGAGGGCCAGTTCAAGGTGCGCGGCCATCAGTTCATCGCGCAGGCCGGGGGCGTGGCGGGGGCCGCCCTGGTCGGCGACCCACTGCATGAAGGTGTTGCTGTCCAAGTCGACGCAGTGGCCGTGCATACAGCAGAACGCCCGGTTAAGGGGCATATAGCGGCCCTCTGGGTTGCCGTCGGTATGCTCGGCAGCGTTAGGGCAGATGACGCCCGCCCAGCCCTCGGCGTTGGGGTGCGACAACAGCAGACCCTGGCCCGACAGCCAGACCAGCACATCGTCGGCGCCATCGTCGGCCATCCGAATCGGGCGGGGGCCGGAGGACTCAGCCGGGCCGGGCGTCACATCAAGGGCGGCGCAGATGTCGGCCAGCAGGTACTCGCGCTCGGGGTGGAACTCGACTAAGACTGACGCGAACTCGGCCTTGTCAGGTTTGAGGTTGATCGAACCGGGCAGGCGGAAGTTGCGGACGGGGTTGCAGGCGCCGGGGTCGGTGTAGCCCGCAGCGGCGATGGCCTTGATGGCGGCGGCGAACTCGCCCTTGGGCGGCTGTTCGCTGAAGACGTAGCCGTACTGGTAGTTGCCGGGCGACGTTTCCATAATCCAAGTCGGCGGCAGCGGCGGGGTCTTGGACTTAGTGCCAATGTCGTCCAGCACCATCACCGCGCAGTACTCGCAGTTAGCCGACGACGCCGACACGCGACCGTCCTCGAAACGGTCGACGATGAACGACGCCGTGTTGCCGTACCATGCCTCGCCCTCACGGACGCCGTGGGACGGCAGGTAAGAGGGCCAAGTGGCCTTAACGGCCCCGTCGGCGTGATACTGCCGCTCGCCGCCACGCAGTTGTGGTTTTTGGCGCACAAGTAGCATTGTCTCGCCCTCGGGCGCCAGCTTAGTGATAAACTCTAGAAATTGCACGTTGTCATCCTTTGCGCCGCCCCTGACCGGGCGGCGTTTTTATTTGCCGTAACGCGGCATCGTCTTGATGCCACAAGCCAGCGGCAGGCCAGTGGCCCATGCTGGCGGCGTAGTCATCACTCTACGCACTTCCTCCTCTGAACCGCCCTCAACGACGATCTCGTCGTGAACGTGCAGAACCACATCATCAAGCTGGCGCAGCGCGTAGCGCAGCAGATCGTTAGCGACAGCCTGGGTGACATTCTCACAGGCCAAGCCTTTCCAGAGTCGGGCGCGGGGCCACTCGGTGGCGTCCTGGGCAGGCTTCCACGCTGCCTTGGCGTAGCTGATGCCGTCGTCCTCCAGCCGGGCGAAGGGGTAGCATAGCACCCGGCCAGAAGGTAGAGCGTACCAGAGATGCAGGCCGTCGAACAGGTAAGTTATCCGCCCGGCGGTGAACTCCTGCCCCCGGTTCCGCATCGCCCTGGTGTACTGCTGCTCCAACTGCGACCAGAAGCCGACCGCCCACTGATTGTTGCGGCGCCATGCGTCGACCATCCGCTTAGAGTCGGCCTCGGACAGGCGCACACTATAGATGCGGGCCATCGACGCGAACGCGCCGACGCCGCCAGCGAAACCGCAGGCCAACTCCTGAACCTTGCCGATTTGGCGCTGCGCGGACTCGCCGTCGCGGTCGTAGTCGGCCTTGATGTCGTCATAGGTACGGTTGAAGGTGCCGGAGGCGTTGACGATGTAGGGGTCAAGCCCCGACTCGAAAACGTCTAGCTTGGCCTGACCTGCGCCAGACAACCAAGGGTTAACCCGTGCCTCAATGGATGACCAGTCCGCGACGACGAACTGCCGACCCTTGGCCGGGATCAGCGCAGGGCGCAGCATCCCCCGGAGAACGTCGGTGACGCGCTTGCCGTACTTAGGGACGATGGCGTGACCCCGGCACATGGCGGCGCGGACATCCTCGGGGGTCTTTGCGACCTTGCGGGTGAAGTTGTGAACCTGGGCGCCGTAGCTGCTGGCGCGGCCAGTGGCGCTGCCGCCTGCGAACACGAACGCGCCCCGGACGCGGCTGTCCTCCTCGTCGGCTAGTTGGGCTAAGCGGTTGAACTTGGCTACACTGGACGCCCACAGGTCGTCGGCGCACTGGATGATCTCCTGAACGTCGAGCGGCACTCCGTCGCAGTTCAGCAGGTTAGCGCGGACGGTCTTGTCGATGCTGACCTTGTCGTCCTTGGTCATCAGGGCGCGGGCCTCGGGGCCGACACGATCCCAAACCCACTGGCGCATCTTAGGACTGCGAACAGAGACAAGCTCACCCTTCGACACCTCCTTGACGATCTCGGCAATCTCAGCGGCCTCTGTAGCGGCGTAGGACACCGCTGCGCGGCAGAGCGGCACATCGACCAGAACGCCCTGGTCGTTGATGCGCTCGTTGACATGGTAGTCGGCCAGTTCCTCGTCCGACAGCGGGCGCATGGCTTGGCTGATGGCCCGCATCGCCCGGACATCCTGCTCACAATACTGGATCATCTCGGCGGTCAACTCAGCCGACTCCTGGTACGGTGGCACACACATCTTGCGAATGAGGGCAGCGCCCCGGTGATCCTTCTTCATTGACGCGCCCATGAAGCGCCCGGCGTCTTCCAGCGACCCCGGCGCACAATTGGCGCGGGCCTGCGCTGCCGTACAGTAGAAAGATTCTAGGGGGTAATCTTTCTGTAGAACGTACCAGCAGATCAACCGCTCAAAAGCAGCGTTGTGGGCCATGATGCGGTGGCCGGTAAAGTCAGGCAGGGGCTGGCCGGGCAGCCAAGTTACGACCTCGCCATCGTCGACGGCGTAAGACATACACAGAACCTCGGTCGTGAGGTCTTGCGCGTAGTTATAGACGCCGCGACTTTTAAGGTCGCAGGTGGAGCGGGTTTCAAAATCAAGCCAGATCATTTTCCAATGCCCACTCTTGCGAATGGGCATCAGGAAGCGATTACGCTACGCGACGACGGCGCCCGGCTGGTGCCGGTGCCTCGACTTCAGGCTCACCATCCATGCTCACCCATTCGATAATCTCAAACACCGGAGTGTAGATTTTGCCGTATGACTTATGCTGGTAGTGATCCTTCTTCAGCTTCACGACAGCCACAGGCTTGGTCTGATCGACATCAACCTGCTCGGCCAGCGCGGCGGCAATAGCCTGGACGCCACGCTTACCGCCGACCGAGGTCGTGGTGTAGCGCACTTCCATGCCCTTGTCGTCACCTGACAGGCACTTGAGGCTCATGCCAATCTGCTGCTCCCAGCCACGCTTGGCTGATGGGGGCGCGTCTTCGATCTCCGGCAGCGGCTGGCTGACGGCGACCATCTTCTCGCCAAGCACCTCACCGTCGCCCCAAGCGATGAAGCCGTGGACGAAAGAGAAGGGATTGACGGCCCAGGTCGAGTCATCCTCGACCTCGGTCTGGTCAGCGCCGAACACCCAGTGGCCGGTCTTGTCCATCTTGAGGATGACAACACCGGATGGGCCAGCCGCCGACACGGCCATGCTTTTAAGAGCGGTAGAGAGGGTACTGATAGCTGGCAGACCAGCTTTTGAGAACACTGAAAGATTAGACATGATTACCTTTATTGCAGTTTAGAAAGGGCGGCAGTCAACTGCTTACCCAAGAGGATCACCTCGGGGCGCGGATCATCCACGCTTGCCAAGGTGTTACCTGAGGAGATGGCGACGACCACATCAGCAGGAAGGGCGATCTTGCGCTTTTTGAGCACCTTCTCGACCTTCGCTGGTGACATGATAGAAGTCTCCATCACCTCAGATTCGTCAAGGCCCAACGCGAACAGGGCGACCTTGGCCTTGTCCTCGTCAGTCCACTGTCTGATCGCCCGCTTGGCGACCAGTTTGTACTCGGGCAGTTTGGCCCCGGACTCCATCATGGAAAGCGCCAGCTCGCGCAAGCTGGAAATCCAAGTCTCCAACAAATCCGCGTTTTTTAAGTAGGTGCTAATTTTTCCCGCATCTAAATTGTCCAACGTCGTCGCCAGCGCCCGGTCGGCAGCGCCTGTCATCTGAGGGCAGATAGGCTTGGCGGTGCAGAACCGGCAGTGGTCACCAACCGTAAGCTGAGCGTCAGGAAAGGACGACTGCTTGACGGCCTGCACCAGATCGCGCTCAAACTGCCGAATGCGCTCGGGCGTAGTCACCCATCGCCGAACCATCGGCGGCTGGATGATGACGCACTCTACCTCAGTCGCACCATCAAACGCCCAGGCCGACTCTTGCGTCCGCATGGCAGCCGCAGCGTAGAACATCAACTGTGCGTTCTCCTCGGCGTCAACGATCACGCCGTCGCCGAACTTCCAGTCCAGCACGATGGCGCGGTTGCCGATTCGACCGATAAGGTCGGTCGAGCCAAACACGCCCGGCAGCAGATCACCAAAACCGACACGGGTCTCGGTGGCAAAGTTCATCTCCTCCTTAGGGTCGACTTCGTTCAGCAGCGCCAGCGCCGACTTCAACTTCTCGCAGTGGTCTTCGCTTAACGCCACGCCGTTGAAGTTCTTGTCGAGCAGGCTGTACGGGCTGGCGTCGCCGTCGTTGACCAAGTAATCAATGGCAGAATGCAGCGCCGTACCCTCGGCCATGTACTTGTTCTCGACTTGGGGCGGCATCTTGGCGACCAGCGCCACGCTGCCGGGGCAGGCCATCACACGCTTAGCGGTCGAGCCGCCGACGATCTTACTGTGCTGCATCTTCTTCTTTCTTCTGGACGGTGATCGTCGAGGGGATATTGCTATAGCGAGTTTCGATCTCGTTAAAGCTGTAGCCTTCGATGAGGGAGTTGGCGTGCGCCAGGATGATGCGCTCGATTTCGGCGCGGGAGAATTCGATCTTCATGGACTTTACTTTCGTTGTTACCCGGATTGGGTGAACGAATAGTAGCACGAAAATAATCTTGTGCAAATATTTTTTTCTGTGCTAAAGTTCATCACATGGAAAAACACATTGAAGCCTACCTCGTTAAGCGCGTCAAAGCGCTTGGCGGCATAGCGTACAAGTGGCGCGGCCACGGCGGCGCAGCCGACCGCATCATCGTCCTGCCTGACGGCACGGTCTGGTTCGTGGAGGTTAAGACCATCGGCGGTCGGCTGTCTGCGCTACAGAAAGTCTTCGCCGCCGACATGGCGCGGCTCAAACAGAAGTACACAGTGTTGTGGACTAAGGAACAAGTAGATGAATTTACGTCCCTACCAAAATGAGGCGGCGGACTTCTTGTTCGCCAACGACCGCGCTATGATCCTGGCGCCGGTCGGGGCAGGCAAGACCGCCATCACGCTGACGGCCATGCAGGCCATGCTGACCAGCGGCCATGTCAGTCGGTTCCTCGTACTGGCCCCCAAGCGTGTGGCCGTCAGCGTCTGGCCGACCGAGGCCAAGTTGTGGGCGCCCGCCCTGCGCGTTAGCGTGGCCGTGGGGACGCCTAAACAGCGCGAGGCTGCGTTCCGATCAGACAGTGAGGTGGTAGTGACCAACTACGACAATTTGCAGTCCCTGCCTGCGCTAAGTTTTGACGGCATTGTGTTTGACGAACTGACCCGGCTGAAGAACCCTAGCGGGGCCAGGTTCAAGGCGCTCAACAAGATGCTGGACTGCCCTGTAAGGTGGGGCTTGACAGGTTCGTTCACCAGCAACGGCTTAGAGGACGTATTCGGCCAATGCAAGATCGTCGACCAGTCGCTGCTGGGCCGCAGCAAGGGCGCGTTCCAGCAGCAGTACTTCTTCCTGGTCAACAAGGATTTCAACCAGTGGGAGCCGCGCCCAGGTGCGCTGGAGCAGGTCATGGAGCGGATTAAGCCCGCCACGTTCGTGCTGGAGCCGGGCGAGTACAAGGACAAGCTGCCCCAACTGCACACCGTGCCGGTGCGGTTCGACATGGTCAACCGCAAGCCTTACGACCAAATGAAGAAGGAGTTCGTGGCGCAGTTCCCCGACGCCCAGGCGGTGGCCGTTAACGCCGGTGTGGTCACGGCCAAGCTGCAACAGATGGCGTCCGGGTTCGTCTACGGCGACTCGACGGTCTGGTTCGACTCGACTAAGTTCGACGCCCTGGACGACCTGCTGGACGAGAACCAACACGCCAACACCATCGTCGCGTACACCTACAAGGAAGAGTTGGCCGAACTCAAGCGCCGCCACCCCCGCGCCGTGACGCTGGACGAGCCAGACGCCATCGAACGCTGGAACGCTGGCAAGGTTGAACTGCTGCTGGCCCACCCTAAGTCGGCGGGCCACGGCCTGAACCTGCAACACGGCGGCAGCAAGATCATCTTTTTGTCGCTGCCCTGGTCGTTGGAACTGTACGAACAGACCATCGGGCGCCTGCACCGCAGCGGCCAGCGGCACGATGTGTGGTGTTACGTCATGGTGGCGAACAAGACCGTAGACGAAAAGATATGGGCGGCGCTCCATGACAAACGCGCCATTTCTGACATCGCACTGGAGGCACTGAAGTGAACCGACTCACACAACTGAAGGCAAGGCTTAAAGCAGCCCAAGCCGAGCTTTTGATCCGCACCCGGACGCACAACAGCGCGTCACGGGCTTACAACAAGGTGACCGCCCATATCACCGAACTGGAGAAAAGAATTGCTGACCTGGAGAAAATTTCAAAGTAACCTGCCTAACTACAGTGAAGCCGATCTATTGGCTTTGCTGGATGAAGAACGATTGAAGCACCGTAGAGTGACTATGCTGGAGCGTATCCACCAACGCTACTGCACCATGCGAGCCAACCGGGAACGGCTGGAGATTTTGAAAGAAGGAAAACGACCATGACCCTAATGCAACAATTTAAGAGGATGACCCGCCGCTTGACGCCAGTTGAGATGGCGGCAACAGAGTTGGCCGAGGCTGAACTGCACCGCCTGGAAGCACACTCTGCTGTTGAATACGCTACCAGTGTGGTCAGCTACGAAGACGCCAGGATCAAACGTCTAAGGAAGTTCTTGGCAGATGCGGAGAAGGCAGCATGAATACTTGGCCTTTCCCTACTGAGTTGCCCAAGCCAATGCCAAGCAAACGCATTCCGTTTAATCCTGAAAATTATGAGGACGCACCCCTATGAGTATCCTAGACGAAATCAAAGTCAACCGCACCCCCACTCACATGGTGCGTACCCCGAGCCTAACCTTGAGCCGGGAAGCTCGGCAAAGCATGGGTAAGTACACCGAGCGCAAGAAGCTGCCGGGTGAAGCCAAAGCAGCAGAATTGAACATTTGGAATCGCACCACGTACAGAACCGGCGACGGTGACTACACCGCACAGGTTCCACGGGCAGGGTCAATGGACGCTTACAAACTGCCGTCACGAGGGCATCGAACATGAGTGGAGGACACTTTAACTACAAGCAGCATTCATTGCTGGACATGGTGGATGATATTCGCTTTGCCATCCTGATCAACTACAGCAAAGAAAAGAACGAAGGGGGCAACGACATTGGCGACCGCTTTAGCCCTGAAACTATTGCCGAGTTTGAGAAGGCAGTGCAGGCGCTGACGCTGGCTTACGTTTATGCACAGCGCATTGACTGGCTGCTGAGTTGCGATGATGGCGAGGATAGTTTTCACAAACGGCTACAGGCACAACTGAAGGAGTTGGTATGACACAACCAGAAGCCTTATGGTTAGCGCACAGGTTGATTAGCATGGCTGACGATGGCGACATGGGGCGAAACCCAAACCCCAAATGCAGCAAACGTCAAGCCGCCGCCGAACTGCGCCGACTCCATGCAGTGAATCAGGAACTGCTGGCGGCGTTGAATGAGGTTTACATCACTTGCGATTGGCATGGCGACGATGGCCGAGAAGCCATGAGCAAAGCCCATGCAGCTATAGCTAAAGGAGAAGCTAAATGACTGACCACAACCAAGACGACGAGATCGAATCGTTGTACAAACCCGACTGGCTTGCACTAACCATTGCGGTAGCGATCACCACGATCTCGCTGGCGGCGTTTGCTTTTTTAGTGGGGTACTTGACATGACTAAAC